CTCTTGTATGCACCCTGGTTTATAGCCTTTAGGTTGTCTGCACCAAAGCTTGATACCGCATACTTGCTCATTACAAACTCTCCTGGAGTTAGCATAGCAGGAACGATGTCTGAACCTAGTGGCTTACCACCATTAGCAAAGTATTTAACCATACCGCCACTAGCTAGGGCTACAGATCTACCTGTGTTGGCACCTGCAGCATTTAGGTAATCAGTTAGTTGGCTTCCAGACGCTACGCCAGTCTCTACAGCCTGAACAACACCCTTGAAGTAAGACTCATTAGCCTGACCAATTCTGGATGTTAGAACACCCTTCGAGGTTGTGCTGATTGTGCTGAAATCGAATGGCTTTGGGCTTGAGGCTGTCGTGGTTCCACCATTTCCTAGAAGCTTATTTGCAGCCTCTAGAGCCTGCGCATAGTTCCATGCGTTATATGCAGCATTCTTAATTTGTGCGTCAAGAAGCTTCCACTTAAGTTCCTGGTCTACAAGAGTAGATATAATATCGTCTCTGGCATCTTCTAGAAGCTGAATTCTGTAACGTGCTGGCTCTATTGAGTCTTCTTCAATCTTTGCAATTTCCTTAGTCTTGCTTAGGAGTGTGTCTTCGATCTGAACACGAGTCATCTTTACACCATTTACAGTTGTACTTACGTTCTTAAGCTCATTGTCCCTTGCCTGCTCAATAATTCTTCTTCTGGATTCCGCAGCTTGGCTAGCCTTGTCTGCTCTAAACTTCTGAATGGCTGTAGCAGCTGCTGAGGAGTCTCCAGAAGCCATAGCTCTAGCTAGCTCAAACTCTGAGCGTTGTGCCTCTATGGCACGTCTGCGAGCTTCCTCGACCTTATCTAGAGCTGATAGTCGCTCATCGTACTTCTTGTTAATCTCGTCTTCTTGGTATCCAATTTGGTCTAGACCGTACTGTAGGTCATCAATGCCACCAGGCTCATTAACAATCTTATCAATTTGATCTTGTGCCTTACGGATACCGTCTTCAAGTGCCTTGGTATCTGCCTCGAACTTAATCTCTACAGCTTCCTGGCGATCTCCGATAATTCCCATTGCCTTGTCATACATGTCGCCAAATTGCTCTTCGACTGTCTTAGATTCTTGTATTGCTTGGATGCGCTGTCTAATCTTGGCAATCTGGATATCTATTGCGTCTGTGGTTTCTGCGCTTGTCAGTGCCCATGCTACCTGAGAATCTGCTGCTATCTGAGTTGCATCTGCCTCGTCAAATCCCCTTGAAATTAGCAAGTCCCTAGCCTTGGCTGCCATTTGCGCAGCATCTGCTTCTGTCTTATAGGCATCTGCTGTCTCTTCAAGCACTAGCTTGCGCTCAAATGCAACTAGCTTCTCTCCCTGTGCATTAAGACCCTTTGACATCTGACCCTTGTTAAAGTACTTCTTGACAAACTGCTTTTGCTCTTCGTCGCTTAGGTCAGTAATAATCTTCACCATCTCTGGAGATAGACCAACTGCCTTTAGCTTATCCTTAAGATATTCCTCTAGACCCACACCACCAGATGCTACATTCATACTCTTGAGAGCTGCTGCAGATGCGTCGAATCCAGTCGTCAGCTTTTGTGTCCACTTGAGGGCATTCTTTGCACGTCTCACATAGTCATCTAGCCATGAAGAATCTGGAGCACCAGAACCGTCTGGGGTTGTTGGCTCATCTGGGTTTAGCAAATTGTTGATGCTATTAACATTGATTACTTCCTCAGCCTCACGTCTTGCCATAGATGCCTGTGCTGCTCTTCTAATTGCATCGTCCCCAGTTGGGTCTAGTTCAAACCTTGATCCATCGTACTTACCGCCAGTAGTAGTGGTAGTCTTTTTAGTGAATGGGTCAGTATATGTTCCATTCTTAGAGTTTTGCTTGATGTAGGCATCTACCTCAGAATCGTCAAACTTAACAGTCATGATTGTCTGCATGTACAGTACCTGCTGAACTGGGTCTAGCTTGCTGAACCACTCCTGGTTATTCTTGAGCTGCTCGATAGCAGCTGGGTCTGTAATAACCTTTGACTTGATGATGGCTTCTACGTTAAGCTCTCCATTTTCCTTTAGGTCATTTAAAGTCTTTATCTGTCCAAGAAGGTTATCTAGATTATCTCCGTCTTGCAGATACTTTAGAGTAGCAGTCATAGTTAGGTCACCGAATGTGTCCTTGTATGTTCCAACCATAGAATAGATGTCTAGAATAGCCTGCTTGTCTTCTGGCTTTCCAGCTGTCTTAAACTGTGCGATCAGGGTTCCTGTGTGAACATTTGCATCTGTGAACATCTGAAGAACGTTTGCTAGCTGTGTACCTGCAGCTCCACCAAGGTCTGTAACAATATCCACATACAGCTGCTGTCTTCCAGCACCACCATTTGATCCGTCGTCATAGAAGATTCCTCCTTCTTCAAACCAGCTTGCTGCTGTTTCAGGGTCGATATTTCCAGCCTCTAGGTTTACCAGGAAGGCAATCCTTGCTGTTCCAGACATAGTGCTCTTGTCAGAATCCGCTATCGTCTCAGCAACCTTACGTAATGGCTCATTTTCATCGCCCTCGAACTTTACATTGATTGATTGCTGCAGACCTTCTACGATTGTGTCTACTCCACCTACGTCGGTTCCAGTTCTTGAAATCTGGTAAGTTGAAGGCTGGGCATTCTCTGCACTACCCTCTGTCCAGTAGCCCTTGTAGCCCTCCATGCCAGCAACAGACTTCATGAGTGTTGAAAACTTGCTTGTGTATGACTGCAGAGCCTTAGCTCTCTTTTCTTCATACTCTTGCTTCTTTGCACTAGCTTCAGCAATCTTGCCCTGCTTCTCTAGGCTTTCAATAATTGGCAAATAAGCAGAGTCAATAGTGTCTAGGAGTACCTGACCGTTTTGGGTTAGTGCCGATGCGTATGACCCCATGTCTTCGATGTCTGCAGTATACTGAGCTGTATCTCCAGTGAACAGTCCATTAAACCACTCTAGTGGGTTAAGACCACCCTGTGCAGTTGTTCTCTGCATAGCCTCGCCAATTAGGTCTGCATCATCTTCTATTAGCAGATTTACAGCAATATCAATGGGGTGTTTTGTAACGTCGAATCCGTCCAGACCGACAAGCTCCTGGATTTTTCCTGTGATTCCTACAGTTAGAGAGAAGTCGCCCAGCTGATCTCCTAGGGCTGTTGCTACTGAATATGCCTGCTCTTTGGTAAGCATACCAGTTGCAATTGCGGTAGCCAAATCTCTACCAACAGACTTAATGGCTGCTGCTCTATCCGTCTTGGCAATTTCTGCTGCACCCTCAAGCATCTGAAGACCAGCGTCAGTCTCTAGGAATGTATTTCCAAAAGGAGTCTTTCCTGCTGCAAAACCTAGTGTTGAGAATTGAGAGCCTCTACGTCTTTTCATAATCTCAGTTGGTGTAGCCTGACCAGTTGCCTCTGCAAATCCCTGAAGTTCGTTCGAAGTTGTTTGCATACCTTCGCCCAAGACTCTAAAGCCCTTGGCAGTTTCTTTAACTACCTCATTAGCAATCTCAAAGCCAGTTGCCAGGATTCCAAGACCAGCGATAATTGGAGCTATTGGACCACCCAAAGCACTAGCACCCATACGTGCAGCAAAGCCTGCACCCACTCTGCCTGCAAGACCAAGAGCAGCCTTACCGCTAGCATTAGCTGCTGCGCTGCGACCTGCTGCTACTGCTGCTGAAGTGCCTGCTCCTCTTGCTGCCTTGGCTCCAGTAAATGCAGTCTTCATTGTGTTTCCAAAAGTCTTAACTCCAGAAATCATCTTGCTGCCTCTAAACATATTTGCGACCTCAGCAAGGGAGCCTACAACTAGGGCGATATTTCCAGCGTTCATAAGAGCTTCATTGCCCATTGAGCCACCAGCCATGGCTGCTGCCATACCTAGAGAGCTACCAATCATTCCTACCTTGCTTGGACGATATCCTCTGGTGCCATCAGCATCTGCGCCTGCAGAACCAACTCTTGGCTTGCGTCTGGTGACCTTTGCGGTTGGGGTAGCCTTAGCCTCAGCTGCCCTTTGACGTGCTCGTTCGTTTCTAGAGTCTAGTCTAATAAGTCTTTGGGCTTCTTCCTTACTTAGAAGTTTGCCAGTCTCTCTACTCTGGTACTTACCAGATTGAGTAATACGTACTCTCTTCGTACCGCCATCCTCAAAGGCATCTGCGGCAGTCTCTCCAAGCTTAGCTGCTGCTTTCTTTACCTTCTTGTTGCTGTCTTCAAGACCCTTCTCAACTCCGTCAACAATGTTGTCAGTAGCCTCGACCATCTTCTTTGAAGGCGAACGTGATCTGGAACTCTTGTTCAGTGCCCTAGCAACTAATGTCTGGCTATCACCAGCTTTAGTTCTTGCTGGAGCCTTTGGTGCTCTTCCAATTCCCTTTGCACCCACTAGACGTGCTGCATCAGCATCTAGAATGTCTGACTCTGTTAGAGCAGACTTTTGCCTTGTATATCCACCAAAACGTCCAATAGGCTGAGCCTTCTGCTTATACCCAACAACCTTGCCACGGCTCTTACTAAACCTTCTGTCGCCAACGACAACTCCAGTCACTGGGTCAACAACCTGCTGTCCACGAAGGGTTAGTCTACCATCCCTTACTCGCTCTTCCATTTCTGCACCAGTAAATGTGCCACGAACGTCTGCAAGAACCCTAGATCTGTTACGAAGAATATTAGCTACCTTGCTGCGCTTGCCTCTACCAGTCGCTGCCTCGCCTAGGACTTCTCTAGTAACCTCTGCAAGTAATCCATCTTTTACACGTACACCATCTTTACGTGCTTTGGCTGCTGCCCTCTTGCCAATTTCATCCTCTAGCTCTTGAAGAATCTTTCTTCCCTCTAGGTCATTAGCATCTAGACCACCAGCAAGGGCAGTGCCTGTTAGCTTGTTTCTAATTGAATTCCAAGAACGCTCAAAGTCATCTGGGTCAATCCCATTCATTGATTCACGAAGATTTTGGTTCATCTCATTAGATAGCTCGGCAACTAACGATCCAGAGAACTTAATCCTACGCTTATTCTCTTCTGACATAGAGTCAAAGTTTGGATATAGTTCTAGTATTTGCTTTCTTACATCTGGGTCATTTACATCCAATTCTCCCTGAAGGTGTGACTTCTGGGTCTTCAGACCAAGATTAAAACCAGGAATCTTTCCATCGACCATAGCGTTGATTAGCGGTGCGTATCTCTTGGCATACTTCTTTGGAATAACTGCTTCTCCAGGAGTAAGCATTGCAGGAACTGTGTCTGTGTTTCCTGTGCCTGGTACGCTAACGACACCAGAGTTATACTTCTTAAACTGCTTAGACTGCTTCGGTAGATTTACATTAGAGTGTATTTCGTGATACTTAGTCCAGTCTACATTTCTACCGTCCTCAAGTCTCTTAATCATGTTCTCGTAATACGGCAACTCATCTGGAGAAAGCTCCATAGAGTTAACTGTCTTACGAAGCTTTGGCAATACCTCGTCAATTTCAGAGCGCATCATCTGTGCGTACTGCTGTGCAGTCATGCCTCTTACCATGTCAGCGGTTGACTCTGCGAATGCCTTCTTGGCACCACCCTTAACTGCTAGTAGGTTAATCTTTGCCTGATCTTCTAGAGATGGCATGTTGGGCTCGTAGTCACGAACACCAGAGGCTCTGCTAAATACTCCTGCAGTTCCAACGTCTGGAAGAACGTCTCCGTAGACGTTATCTGCTGAAAGGTCCTTGTCTCCACGAACTAGGGATGCTAGCAGTTGCTTGAAGTACTGCTTCTTTGTAAACTTGCCTGTTGGTGAAGAGAATGTAGGGTCAAGTGGTGACTCTAGTGCTAGAAACTTTCTCTGTCCGCTTCTGTCAGATGGGTCCTTGAGAACAACAATCTTTTGCTCTGGTGAGCGTAGACCATGAGCCTCTCTTGCAATCTTGGTTGCACGAATCTCTGCTAGAGCTGCCTTGTCGTCCATAACTGGCTTAACATAAACTCTAGAACCATCTTGCTTTTGGTATACTCCACCAAGACCAAAGATTGGGAAGCTGTGTCCAGAACCAGGAGTTACTTGTCTCTGGTAGTCTTCTGGTTGCTGATCCTTAAACTTGCTTTGCTGGAAGATTGAAGAAACTTCCTTGGCTACTTCTCTTTCCTTTGATACACGCTTGAATGACTTTGGCATACCTAGGAATCCCTTGGCAAATCCAGGAATGTTTCCAGAGATCATGCCCTGGATAAATCCAGAATACTTCTGAGCCATCTTAGCTGGAATAACTGCCTCGCCTGGAGCAAGCATCGCTGGAACAATGTCACCAGCACCCTTTGGACCTGGAACAGAGATTACACCGCTAGCATACTTCTTAGGAGCTGCCTTTGCTCTTCTTGTTGCTGGAACAGCAAACGCTGCCTGAGCAGTAGTGGCACGTGAGTAGGCAGCTGTTAGATTGTCAATGGCTGTCTTTTCAGAAGTGTAGGTTTGACGAAGCTTAGAGTGTGCCTGGTTCAGAGATGCGGATACAGATAGTGCCTCTAGCTGTTCTTGTGTTAGATAGTTTACACTTTCGCCTAGGGCACCTGTTCCACCCTTAAGTTTTAGGAATACGTTACGTACCGCTGCAAAACCCTTAATAATATTTGCAACACCGTTGGCTAGCAAACCGAATGTCATAATAGCAATAGGACCAATGATGCCTAGACCTGCAGTCATTGCTACAATAAATGTCTTTGTTCCATCGCTTAGCTTGTTGAACTCTTTCAGAGCATTGCCTGCGAACTCTAGGATTGGAGTAGCAATCTTTAGGAACTGCTCTCCGAGTGGGATCAGGGATGCCTTAAGCTCTTCTACGGACTTCTGGAACTTAGTAAGCGGTGACTCCTCTAGCTTGCGCAATTCTCGTTCTGCAACGATGGCAAGCTCTTCTGTGCTGTTTGTTGTAAGCTGTAGCACCTTGGAAGCCTGACTGCCATCCTTGATAACGTTTTGGAACAAGGTAGAAAGACGTGAGAACTGGAACTTACCGAATAGCTGCTCGATAGCACGTGCACGGTTTAGTGGATCTAGCTTATCTAGTGCACTAGCAAAGTCTACAACCAAGCCCTGAATGTTACCCTTGTTAGCTTCTACAATACCCTTGATGTTTACCCCGAAGCCTGCAAGGAACTCAGATGCCTTTGCGGTTGGGTTGATCAAAGATGCCAGACCAGACTTTAGAGCGTTAGCACCTTCAGAAGCGTTAATACCACCTTCACGCATGGCGGTTAGGAAGAACGCTAGGTCCTCTACGTCACCACCTAGCTGTTGAACGACTGGACCTGCCTTTGGAATGGCGATAGTTAGGTCTTCGATAGATGTTACGGTCTGGTTTTCTACAGAGTTCAGGAAGTTAATCTTACCAGCAAGCTTGTCTGCAGCAGTTCCGAAGGCGTTTGTCAAGGAGATAGTTGTCTCAAGAGCTTCTGCTTGTTCCACTCCACCAAGTACTGCAAGTCTTGTCGCTTCCGATACCTGAGCTGTTAGCTCTGCACCCTGCTTACCCATGGCAGCAGCGTCAGCAGCGAGACCCATAGTCTTCTCAACAGCTACACCATATCTTGTGAATTCATTAGCAAGGTCCTTGATGCTCTTGACCATAGCGTCTGTTTGCTGAACTGTGGTATTGAAGTCACCATATACACGACGTAGGCGAATGACCTGCTTCTCCATGTCCATGAATGCCTTACCAGCGGTAGTTGCAAACATGGTTAGAGGAATGGTAAAACCAACCATAAGCTGACGACCAGCCCACTGGGTGTTCTTACCAAAGTTTAGAAGATTTGTAGAACCTTGCTTAAGTACCTGATTAAAGATCTGTTGCTTTTGTGCAGCAATAGCAGTCTTAGTAGCAAGGTTTTCCATGTCAAGCGACAGGGGTCTGACGGCAATTGACTTCATTGCGCCATTAGCATCTCTGCCTAGCTTGATGTATTGTGTCTGGATTGTTTTGACACGCTCACGAGCAACCTTTTCAACAGTTGCCATTTCGGTCTTAAACATTCTACCAAATGTCTTGGTAGACCCCATGCCGTATCTAAAGTACTCTCCAAGCGATAGCTTGTTTTTCTCTAGAGATGTTGTGAACTGATCAGTGGTTGTCTTGATGTTCTTTACAGAAGCTGCAAACTGACCAGTTGCATTGATGTTGTTTATTAGGTCTTTTTGGAGATTGGTAGCAGCTGTTCTGTTGGCTGCGTTACCCTTCGCCATTGCAGACTGAAAGACTGATATCTGTCTCTGAAGTTCTCTTAGAGTCGCTAACGCACCGCTACCGTCTATATCTAAGCGAACATTGGAGTTGATATCAGCCATTCAATACTACATCCTTTTTTAGGCGATACCGCCCAGAATTGCTGCATCAGCAAGCTTAATGCCAGATGCCTCTTCCACAATCTTGTATACTGTTGGTAGATCAAGTAGGTCTTCCAGTGCCTTTGCATCAGCCGATAGTTCTGGCTTATACTGCTTCATTGCAATCTGTACGCACTCCATGAGCAAGTCAATTGATTTGTCGTTGTCGTCAGCTACGTCTGCGATACCCTCGAACTTCTTTGTGAATTCACGAAGAAGAGATACCTTTAGCGGTCTTACATTAATTTGAGTTCCATCCAGTAGATCTACTACCTTTAGTTCGTTGATGGTTGTTGTCATTAGATTCCTCCTTTAAGGGTCTTAATAATTATATCACAGTGTGATTGTTTTTTTAGTCTATTCTTTCATAGTCAAGACCCATGCCAATTCCGAAGCCTGCCTTAACTGCGTTCTGTCCCTGTAGTGCCAGTACGTCATTTGCACTAGTAGCCTGACCGCCAGAGAACACTCTAGCCTTCATGTCTTCCCATGCATTTGACTTGTTTGTTTGAGCATCTAAGTCTACTCCCTGAATGGCAGCAAAGAACTTCTTATCTCCATAGTCTAAATCTCTTTTTGCGCTGAGTGTTGCCACTAGCTCTGGCATTGACATAGATCTTTCTAGTTCATCGTAGTCTTTCCAAATGCCTAGCAAAAAAGCCTCTGACTCTAGCTTAGCAAGATCCATCTCTTCCCAGCTAGTGCCACTTTCTTTAGCTTGCTCTACTGGTGTCTCCTCTGACTTTGCATTAATCTTTACCCCTGCTGCAACGTCTAGAATCTTATACATAGTAGGTAGGTCAAAGGTGTCTTCTAGCTCTTCTACCGTAGAGATTGTGGGCATGAACTGTTTCATTGTTATCAGGATGCACTTAGACAGCGCATTAATGCCTGCTTCTTCACCCTTAGATATCTTTAGCTCTTCGAATGATACTATAAACTCTCTTAGATACTTTATCTTTAGTGGTGTGATCTCTAGTGCTACCCCATCGACTGTCGTAACAATATCAATGTCATATATTTTAGTTGCCATCTTACAAGTATACCAAAAATGCAAAACCGCCAAGACAATAAGTCCTGACGGTTTCGCTCTTTATTAAGTTATTATGAGTTTGCAACGGTGCGGTCTACGATCTTACCGTAGGTTGCGTCGTTGTTTGGTAGCAAGCGGAATGATACCTCGAACATTGTAGCTTCGTCACGCTTTGCAGATACTGTTACGTTCTCAATTGAGAGCGCACGGTATGCAACATAGACTCGCTCGATCGATGTGCCTGCTGCACAGTCGCCTGTACCAGGACCGACTGCGATTAGACCACGCTCGACTGGGCACTCACCAATATTGCCTGCTGTAAGTTCTAGTGTTGGGTTACCGCCTACTGTGGTTAGGTCACCGTCAACACCGCCCTTACCTGCGATTGCAAATAGAAGGTTTTCTAGAGTAGCCTCTGCGAATGTGGTGTTTAGGTTTACAGTCATACCTTGCTTGTATAGCTTAGCTACGTCAAGCAACTGGTCAACCTGGACCTCACCGAAGTCAGGCTGGAAAGAAAGCTCAAGACCGTTCATAGTGTAACCTACGTTACGGAAGTCAGCGTTATCCTCCAGGGTGTCCTTGTATGTGGTTCCTGCTTCATAAGCAGGTAGCAAATTGTTTGTTAGTTCGCCGTCTTCGTATGTGAAGAGTGCAGCTGCACCAACAATAATTTGGCTGTTTGTACCTCTGTTATATGCCATATTTTTCACCTCTTTTTTCTATATGGAATTAGTGGGCGTGTTTCCTCAAGTTAATTATATCAGTCTTTTCATAAATTACTGATAGTCGCTAGTGTGATAGTCATAGTCTATGATTATCTTATTACCAGCATAGGTTCTGGCTGTTCCGAAGTCAACGATATCCCTGGTTTCCTCTAGCTGGTATACCTTGATATTGTGGAAGAATACTGGCTTCAGTGGCTCTCCGTCCCCATTTGGGATTACGCCATTAACAACCTTAGTAGCTATCCAAGCGTTTAGCTCCTGAGCTGACTCGTCTTCCCTGTCTAGCAGGTCGTGCACTCTTTGGGTTGTCATGATGAGCTTGACTGGGTCTCCAGCCGTCTTGTAGAAGTAGTAAAGGAGTTGCTCACACTTGATGTGTGGGAATGGGGTTCTGCGATACTTGAACATTCTGTCATAGACTGCAAATACATTATTTGCTGCATCTGGGAACATGCTTGTCAGAGCATCGATGTCTGTTGGCATTGTAGGGAAGAATGGCATAGTAAATGCTAGCCTATTATCGCCAAGAATCTTCTCCTGAAGATACTGATTAATTATTGTTGGTGGGTGTGTTATTGCCATTATAGACTTACTCCTGCCTTAGATACCCATTGGCTTCCAGCTTTTCTACCTGCAGATTTTCCAGATGTCTTGGCTCTTGAGAAGTACTGGTCGTACTCCTTTGGCATCTTTAGGTGATCTAGAATTCCGCTGGATCTTAGGAATGACTGAGAGAAATAGCTGTTGAAGAATGTCTCGATGCTTCTCTCGAAAGATCCTTGCACTGCCTGTCCACCAGGATTCTCAATTCGTACTGGTGCCTTTGTAAATACCTGCTCTCCATTGTCATCAAAAGACAGGACTGTCTTCTTTGGGGCTATAGTAACAGGCATACCCTTTTCCATAATCTCTGCCTTGTTATAGAATGGCACTCTTGAGCCAGACTTAATTGACTGTGATTGGCTGAATGTGTATGAGAACGATAGCCCATTTCCAGCTACACGATAGTCTATATCAAATAGTCTGGCTGCTGGGCTTCCAGTTCTTTCCCACTCGTAGACGTGGTGTAGAGCTTGTGGTGATAGCCTAGCATTAGAGTCTATATAGTTCTTTAGAGATTCTACAGTGAAGAAACCGATATCATCCATGAGGACTGGCAGAGCGTCCTTGGCTCCCTCTACGAATCCTTCTGAATACTTGATGACATTTTTGATGTCTTTTACAAATGACCTAACGTCAAAGGTTGCTGATATCATACATCGGCTCCTTGATTCTCAGATCTTCTGATTACTAGGTTAAAGTGCTCGATGCTACCAAATGGACCAACAAAGGGTTCATTTGAGGCAATCTCAAAAATAGTTGACTTTCCTGCACGTGGACCAGATGTCTCTACATAAACAGGGTTGCAGTTCTTATCTCTAATGTTGGTGATAATGATGTTTGTAATTGCATTATTGCTGTCAAGGGTTGATACACGGATGTCTCCACGTACCCTGCCAATAAGAATAACTTCATTGGTAATGTTTACATTTGGCTTTACATCTTCCTTCGATGCTGAGCCTGCGGAGCTGAAGTTACATCCTACAGTTCTGTCCTTTACCCAGGTCTTCTGGACTGCACCAAAACCACCCTGCATTACAATTGGGTAGAAGATGTCTGCTTCTAGTGGAAACATGAAGTCTGTATTAGTTCCACAGGACATTCTATAACACCCCGATAGTTGTAATAGATTTTTGATACCTTGAAAGTATCTTGTCTACTATTAGATTACCTGTTCCCTCAAATGACTTTGAGTCAAACTTAATTCTGAACTGGTCAGTGTTGTAGTCTGAGACGTATCTCTTAAAGTAGTCTAGCTTACCACAGCTGATGTCTGACACTAGTAGCTCTGTAGCTCTAGCAATGTCTGATGGCACAGATGGGTATCCGTGTGCGACAACAATGGTGTAGTCGAAGGACTTTGGAAAGCCTCTGAATTCCCAGTTGATGTCGATAAAGTCTGATGGGCTGCCTGGCAATATGTTTGGAGACTGTTCTAGTCTATTTAGCTGACCAGCGTAGCTCTCAATGATTGATGCTTTGTTTGGGGAAATCTCAAATGCCCTAGTGTAGTCAGATGCATTCTCTGCATCATAAATTAGAACATTGTTTTCGTATACCTTTACTATCTTCTTTGCATCTACCCATAGTGGTAGGTAGTCAGTTCCCTGACCAGTGGCAAGGATGGATCTCTTCTGGTAGTAGAATCCCTCTGGAATAAATGAATCGATGATTGCTCTTGCTAGCTCTTCGTTCTGAGCATATTCTGCAATCTCTGATGCTGTTGTACCCTTGGTGTTTGGGTCAACGTATGGTCTTCTTAGTTCGAAGACTTCGTCTGCAATTATTTCTGCAGTCTCGGTAATCCTAGCTTCTACCCTATAGTCAGCATCGTATCCGTTTGGCAGATCCACCATTACAAATGTGTTTGAATTCTCAATGTCCACGTCTGTAGTAGATAGAGTGCTAAGATCAGATAGGTCTGTGATGGTGATACTTAGAGGTACCCCAACGTAGTTGTCAGCTGGAAGCTGCACCTTTACAGATGTTGAGCCATAGGGTAGAAGTCTAAGAATTTCCATTAAAGAGCACCGAACTCCTTGGCTACCTCTTCTGGTGTAGCAAGTCTTGTGTGGTTACGTGTTAGCCACTTGTCTGCCTGCTCCTTGGTAACAATGTTGAAACCAACATATACCTTACCAACGCCAGTCCAGGTTACATTCTTGCTTGAATAAACGGCAACCTTCTCTACCTCTTTGGCTTCGACAGCCTTTGGCTTCTTGTTTGCTTTGGTAACTGAAGCTGAAGCTGATCCAATGACTCCGTCTGCAACTGGTGCAATTGCTGGCACCTTCTTAACAGACTCTACTGGCTCTGGAGCAGAAATAACTCCCTCAGCCTGCTTGTCATCTTCTTTTACTTCTTCGATAATTGCTTCGATACCTAGATCTGCAGCAAGCTCCTCTGTTGCGGTAAGCTCTGCTTCTACTGCAATCTCTACATCATCATTCTTGATTTCTTCTGACATAGTTCCTCCTAAATATTAATTATAACAGATTAATGAAAAAAGAGGGCAGGAGCGTGATGCCCCTGCCCCCTCAAGGGTGTTAAGGTTTAGCTATCTGCAGCTGCGTCAGCATATGCAACAGCGTCTTCCTCTTCCCACTGAACGCCAAAGCGGACGAATACGGTGTATTCAATTGTGTCCTTCTTAGGCTTGTATTCACGGTTTACAGTGATGTCTCTCTGGAAACCCCAAACACGGTTCTGAGGGAATGTAAGGTCAACGTAACCTTCTGGGTAGTAAGGAACTTCCTGTACGTCAATTCCGAGAACACGAGTAGTACGTGCTCCACCGAATGTCTGTGCAGCACCGTCTAGGTAAGCCTGACGGTTTGCAGGGGTACCTGCTGGAGTACCAGCGAAAGCTTCAGCGATAGCGTCAGCTAGAGTACCATTGTTCTTTACGATGCCCTGGAATGCGTCTGTACCAGCGTAGAACTTAAGGTTGTTCTTAAGTGCACGGTACTTGCGAGGCATTGCAAGAATAATGTTCTGCATTACCTCTGGAGTCCATGCGTTATCTGCTACTGTTACAACAGCTTCGTGTGCGTCACCATTAGTCTTGGTCTTGTTAACGAAACCTTCCATGATTGAAAGGAATGCGTTAGAACCAGCACCAGTACCATTAATGGCTAGGTCTTCGATGTCATTCGCAAATGCGTTTGTCATCAAGCGAACTAGGTGGTCTTCAAGAGCAGTGCCCTCGATACCATCCTCTAGAGCCTCAGCTGAAACTTCCCAGTCAAGACGAATCTTCTTGGTAGTCAACTCGACCTTGCTAAAGGTAGCACCTGTGTTTGTATAGTCAGCATTTGCCTGAGCAGCAGCACGAATTACACGCTCACCAACGTTCACCTTCTCAAGTTCCATAGTGTTGGCTCTCATAGTTACACGACGACCATCCTTGGCGAGAGTAGTAGCATCCCATACGTAGTCAATAAAACGACGTGCCTGTTCAGGGCGAAGGATACCGCTGCCTGCATCACCCGAAGGATTGACGGCATTTGGTCCAGTTGTTAGACCATAGTTTGCAGTTGGAATGTTTCCGAGGGTGCTAGCACCTGGATCAGAGACACCTCCAATGCCTCCAGAAGCAAAAGCACCTTCACCATTTACGGTTGGGTCACCTGAAGCATCTGGATAATTTTTCTTAATTTCTTCCGACATATTTTTCACCTCCTGTGATTAGTGTCTTATTATTTCAATAAGTCGGCAGTTTTGAGGAAACGACCGCCCCATAGGGATTTCTGAACCAATTCTGGTTCATGTTCCTGTACGATCTCGCCTAGATCGCCAGACTTGCGGAAAGCGGTGTCTGCCTCAACAGCGTCTACCCTCTTTCCAAACTCGTTAAACTCGCTCTTGGCATTGGCGACTTCGCTCTTTACTGATGCGATTTCACTGTTTGCGTTGTCTAGAGACTTGTTTAGTGCAGTTACCTGCTCGTTTAGAGACTTAATGGTTACTGCTAGATCGCTAAAGGCTGATGTTAGAGAGTTCTTGATATCTGCTACTGCGTTAACAATAGCTTCATCTGACTTAGATACCTCTTCAACAACGGAATCTGACTTTGCTACTTCTTCCTCTTCTGCTTCGGTACCAGACATGTCGTCTGATCCCTCTACAGCTTCGGCACCTGTAACGTCGTCTTCATCAGCATCTGCTGACTTTTCTACATCTGCAGCCACTGCTTCTTCAGCTACTGCTTCTGCTGTGGCATCTGCCTCTGGAGCGACCTGTGCTTCTTCAACTGTAGTTTCTTCAACTACGTCATTTGTTGTGTCAGTCATAGGACTTACCTCCTTTATCATCTTAGAAGTATTAATGCCTTTAGCACTATCAACTAAGAACTTTATCATTTCTGTTTTTTCGCTGTCATTTTTTTCAACGAAACCTATGTTTTCCATCTGTGCGCCAGTAGTTGGGCTTACCTCAGACTCGCTCTGCGATAGAAGGACCAAACCAGATGTTGAGTCCCAGAAAACATTTTCAAGTACTGTTGCAGACTTCTCCATCTCTTCGCTGTCCATCTTCTCGATAGATACGAAGTTAGCCAATTGGTTGGCTGGAGAGTCAACGAGCGATAGCTCAAACAAGTCGTACTCCTTAATAATTCTTACGGTCTTGTCAAGTTCTGCATTGTATGCGTTGTCGAACTTGTTCATTTTACCACCAATAGAGAAACCAGAAAGGGTTCCATCTAGAACCTTTTCCCAGGTGTCTTGAGCACCCTTAGATACATATGCAGAAACATAAATTCCAGAATAGAACTTCTTGGTCTCTGGGTCAAAGAACTTGTCTTCCTTAAATGCTACCATCTTACCAACTGAGATTGGTTGGTGCATTTCACGGATGTTACCACGGAACTTTGAGAAAGCCTTTAGCGATGCCTCTGGAAGAACGATGTCGTTCTGTCTATCTAGGTTGTCGAGTGTAGCAAAGCCAGAAACGATGCGACGTTCCTTGTCTACCTTGCTAAATGGCATCGAGAGACGTAGGTCCTCGCCATTAGTATCGAAATGAGCCTTTGATATAGTCATGCTAGTTAATTATATACCCTTTTTTATCTATTTGTTATAAATATATTATAGCACCTATTGTGCTGATCTGCCTTCACCTTGAGCGTTTCTACCAGAAATAGTTGCAGAATCGTCTGAAGAATTATTGGTTCTCTCGACATCTCTCTGTCTATTGCCTGCAAGATCTGCTCTAGCGTCTGCCGATTGTCTTGATGACATCTCAAAAGGAGCGTCACCATCTGGTCTCTGTGGAAGTCCAAGCTTTTCTCTAGCCTCGTTAGGAACCATGATCTGAGTCTTGACATAACGCTCAAGAATCTGTGATTGCACATTCTCATCTGTTAGAGTCAGCTCATTAAACTTTAGCTCTAGAATATCTGTCTTTTCCTTTACAATCTTGTTTAGGATCTTCTCTAGATATCTTTGTGCTGGTCTTGCTACCTGCTCTTTAAAGGTGCGGTCTTGAGCAATAGCTGCAGCGATGGCAGCTGAATCGCCACCACCAATCTTAGAAAGTGGCACCTGGTGAGCAACGAGAATGTCGTCACGGTTGCGTAGTCTGTACTCGTTGAATGATGCCTCCTGGACACCGTTCTCTACTGGCTCCATCTTGAACTCTACCTTGTTATTGTCTGAGTCTCCTGGTAGAGGGATGTATAGGGTTCTGTGGTTCTGCCCCTTTAGACCTGTCTGCAAGAATGCAAATAGCTTGTCTTCTGCGTCAGTGGATAGCTTTGCTCCCTTTAGAGTGACAACATATCTAGGAACTGCCTTGTTTCCAAAGTAGTCAATGTTGTACTGTGACGCAAGCTGGTCTCCGTGTAGTGCACCTACGGCAGACATGATGTCTGGAATACCGTAGTAAGTATTTAGTGGAGAGTACTCTGTAAAGTGAATAATCTCATTAGGGCGTGGGTCAGATGTTACTGGGTTTGCATTCTTTGCCCCGAAGTTACGGAAGTAAACAACCTTCTGACCAATAATCTGAACGTATCCGTCACGTAGTCTACGTACACGCATTGTTGTAGAAGGAATGTGACCAACGTATCCGATATCTCCGCCAACAGTTCTACCGATTTCAAGGTAGCCGTTTCCAGTTGCCTGTAGGTCTGTTACAACCTTCATCATAGATGTTGTGAATGAGTCGTCGTCGTTTAGGTTCTCTAGCCAGTCACGTAGCTCAATCTTAATTCTTTCGATGCGTCTTCTAGCCTTGTCTCTGGCTGAGTCGCTCTCGTTACCCTCGATCATCATCTGAGCACGGCTTGTGATGTGGAAGTCATAGCCTAGACCAACGATGTTCTCTACCTTGGCATCAATCGCTGCGTGGTTAGCAAACGATGTGTCGTAGAAGTTGGCTAGTTCGTACAGGTTCCATGGTGGCGTAATAACGTCAAACATGCTGTAGCCGTTGCTGTAGACGGTTCCTGGATTAATTTCCTTTGACTTTGCGCCATCGATACCAGATCGTGTAGCCAATGCGCTGTCCTGGTATGCGTCGGTGCTTGTGTCAACAGCCTTGTACATTCTGTCTGATCTACGCTTAAAGTTTTTGTCTAGTCCAGACAGTCCCTTAAGGGAGTCCCAAGACTTATTAAATGGGTCCTGGCTCTTAAACTGATTCTGGTCTACTTGACCTTCATCCATTTTAGCGTTAATAAAATATTCGTAATCTGCCATTACTCTTCATCTCCATATAGCTCAAGTGTCTTCTTTGCATCCATGACTGCACCCAGGTCGTTGAGGTTTGGGATAAGTCCCTGCTGCATTCTTTCTACCTGTTCGCTATACTCTTCGTCAGTGATTCTTGCCATGCCAGCAAAAAACTCAGCGTGTCCGTCACCCTGACCAAGATAATCAGCTTCTCTGCGAAGCTTCTCTAGTTGTAAACCATCACCCCTATGAGACGGTATGTTCAAAACTCCACCCTGTCCATCAGTGAATGGCTTGCCGTTTGCTTTGATCCAAACATAGATACCCCAATCGTAGTGTTTATCGATTACAGTTAGTTTGGATTCACCAATTTGACCAGGAAATTTTTCATTCATAACCACTAGTATACCATATTATGCAGGTTTTATCTGTTGCGACTGCCAAGATACTGCATCATATGTTCTGTACCTGTAATTTTTGAGCCTGAAGGTCGTGTTGTCTCCAGCTATGATCTTGTTGGTTCCTGTGAAAGCCTTAAACAAATCTTGTGGGTCCACTCCGTAATAAGTGATGTCAGACAGCACCAGTACTCTGTTCCAGTTGTACGTTGGAACATTCCAGAAGAACCAGTCTAGTGCCGTAACTCCAGATTGCTTTACCTTTAGCCAAGGTCTCTTAGAAACGCTAGACACTTCTTGAAGGCTAGTTGACTGATAGAACGACAGGTTATTGAATAGTAGTGGACCAACAATTCTGATGCCACCAACATAGTTAGAAAACTCTAGAGTATTTCCAAAGCTAATGCCAAGCATCATCCATTCCTTTACGGTAATGATTGGATCCTTAACAATCTTTCCGTTTACATAGAATCCAATACCGTTTTCAAAGCTACCTGTCTTGGCATTAACTGCGTACACTCTTGCACGTTTGCCATCCTTGTCGATAGGTGTCATGTAGAACTTGATTAGGTTGTTTGCCTTGTCCTGAATTTCAAATATCTGCGTATCTCCATACTCAAAGAAGTCCTGGTCATATCTTAACGAGGTTTGCATTGCAATTACCTTAAAGTTCTCTGACTTAAACTCATTGATTGGAATGTATAGACCACGAGTAATCTTATTAGAAATCTCTCCCCTGACTTCAATACCAGAATATCTATTCAAGTATAGGTAAGGTGTTGCACCCTTATAGATGCTGAACGGATTGCTGTTCTTGTAGTCATAGTATACCCCAGACTTTCTGAATGGGTACATAGGGACTCCAAACCTAGAGCCAACCTTTGCTGGTGAGTTCTGACTCATTGACTGAGCAGCGTATTCCAATTTCTTAATAACTACAGGACTCGTTTGGATTCCATCGATATCCACTTCAATGTGTGTGACAATTGCAATGTCTGCAATGTTAACATTTTTTGGCATATACACGATTGCATTATTTACAATCTCATACTTTGTGGTTGTCCACTCTGGTCCTGGAACAATGACGTTGGTCTTTGGGGCAGGCACTGTTGATGTAAAGTATCCAGCAGATGCAGACACGCCAGAATCGAGATACTGGAAAGTTATGTAAGTCTTTACGTGAGAGAAGTCTGTGTTGTAGGTATAAGTCTTTGCTGACTTTTCCATCAGGTCTGTGTAGTTTTCGTATCCTGTATATAGGTGATTAGAAAGCAGGTCGTACGACTTTCCATCGTACTCTCTTTCAAGATCTGCATATGTCCAGGATGAAGTAGACTCTTCTTCTGTAAACATTGATGGTGCTGGATAATCTATGTTGATCTGAACAAAGTCTACGTCGTAGAACTTCTCTCCTCTAGAGTCTTCCACATACTTTGCAAAATATCTCATTGGGATGTAGTCTTCCCAGTAGCCATCGATAGCAATATCCAGGTAGTTTCTACCAAGGTATTCCTTCAGGATCAAGCCATAGCTTGGGGTGTGGTCTATTGTATATGATGTAATAAAGTCATTAGGGGATCCTCCATCAAGAACGTACTGCCACAGTTCAGTGTTATAAAAGCCTGCGTCAATCATTGTCGCATTTGTGTATAGGTCAAACACGTTCTCGTAGTCTATTGGCATTCCCCTGTCGCCAAATAGCGACTCAATCTTAGAGAAGTTTCTTTCATTACAGAATGCTACAGTATATATGTTACCTGTAAATGTCTTGGTGAAGTCCTTTGTACCGCCAACAAATAGCGAGATCTGGGACTTGTTACCAAAGAAAGATAATAGGTTTCCACCAAAATACTCAGTCATCTTCTTGATATGGAATCCAACTGTGAACTGGTCACCAACGATGCTTCCATCTGAGCTGTCTGTTCCCCATGCTTCGTAAACTACTGACTCTGTGTTTCCATACTTTAGCTTATACTCGATGTTGTTGCTGGTTAGAGATATCGTAAACCTGTTGAGGGTTATCTGGTCTTCGAAGAGCATCAGGACTTGCTCAGATACTGGCAGCGCATCCTTAATCTTGAAGATACCGTAAACTGCTGCAGTATCGTCTAGCAGTAGGTTGATGTTATTAAACAATACATAACCATTTGATGCTGACTCGCCTGTGTTAAAGGTTACAAAACTGTCTTGCTCGTTTTGCAGTTCTGCTAGCTCTTCATACCACTGCGATGTAGCTTTGTCATCTTGGAAGATAACTTCTGGCAAGGAGTATTCTGGTGCTGCTATTGACCTACCTGATGTTGACAGATTGCTAACGATAGCGTTATTAAAGCTAGACATTGATGGATAGTTCTGGTTCTTTGAGTACTCCGCAAATCCGTAATCAACGACTACGGATGTTCCAGCATAAGCCTTTTCAATATTTTCTGGATACTTTACTCCCTGACCATAGACCCATCTTCTCTTAGCCACAACTGATGGCACCTCATAGGAGTACACGGCAATAGCATCTAGCTCTATTGGAGAAACGTCCTGATACGCATAAAATCCTAGCCACTCTTGATTCTTACCATCAACAACTTGGTCTGGGAAGTCTAAGGATGCCTCGTCAAGGGATAGTGCAATTACTTGCTCTCCGTTAATCAATAGGCTTGCAGAGGATACTGAATACCTGATGTCGATTAGCATAGGTCTCCCCCACTCACCAACGTAGTGTGACCCAACAGATGAGCCAATTGCTAACTTGAGGAATGGTCCGTCTACATAAAGTCCATCGGCTGATCCTAGTGGACCAAAGATTCTCTTTGGAACTACTGTATCGGATATTGCTCTGAGCCAAAACTCTACAGTATAAGACTTGTATTTGCCAGAGTCATTTAAGAATCCTAGGCTTGGTACTATTAGCGATGGCTTGTCATCATTTGGGTATATGATAGTTACCGTCGATGCTCCGTAAACCATTGGCATACCAGAATTTTTTGCAAGTAGGGTATTATCTTTAGACAGATAGTATCCATCCAGATCTTGCTCTCCATAAGCAGACGCAAGAACACCAACATTGTATGGAGATGGTAGCGGTATTGAAGATGGGATTTGCTCTGGAGTACGACCCAAAGATGTAGCGTTAAACTCTTCTGATCTTTGACCAAAGGTGATTCCATTCAGCATAAACTCGTTTGCAGAGTCACCGCCAGAATACTCGATCTCGACTAGCAAATTAAAGTCCACGTCGTCATCTGGTAGCTTAAAGGTTTGAGAGGCAAAGGTCCACTTATTGGCAGATGGTATATCAAAGAATTCTTTGGTGTCTATGGTTTGTCCAGAAGTTGGATCCTCATAGGTATATCCAAGGTAAAATCCTAGGACATATTCTGTCTTTGAGTATATATAGGAGCCTATGGAAAATGTTCCAATGTCTGAGTTTAAAGATGCCTTGGATATTTGAGGACCTACTAGCCTGGCAGAGGCTGTGACTCCAGCAGATTCCGTATCGGCTGACACTAGGCTAACCACAGAGTCTAGTGGCTTTGTATTTGGGGTAGCTGTCGTAACTGTTGCATTTGAAACTGTCCATGAGGTAAAGTCACGGTCTTCTTCTGCAATAAGTGATACATAGTCTGCAGGCTCATCTAGCGACCACATCGCAACTGGATGCTCTGCAAAGATTTTTTCTGCATATAGATTAGAAGGACTAGACATATTTCACCATGTATAGTTTACCATATATAGATAAACTATTTAGTCAATGAGGGACCAGAAGCCTGGGGACATGTACTTGGTACCGCTGATGATTTTTGTAGACTCATGAAGAAATGGTGGTACTGATGGGAATATGATTACGCTTCCTGCCTTTGGCTTAATCCTGATACCCTGGTTTGGAAAATGAAGTTCGCCACCCTCATAGTCATCATTAAGATACAGAACAGAGGAAATGTGCTCTACAGTTGGCACTGGTGCAGAGTCTGTATGAGGTCCCATAAAAGCATCTATAAAGTATTTACTGATGCTTATTGGTGCCTGCTTTCCCATATCAATTCCTTGAGCTTTGCAGTAGTCTCTTGCTGTTACGTCTAGAGCCTCTTTTATAACATCATAGACAGCCTTTGTAACGTCATCGGCATAGTCATAGCTCTGGTGGTTTGTCATCTTCCTTGCGCCAAATAGGAAGGTAGAGTTGTCGCTTGCATGCCATGAATGCCAAGAAGATATTAGCGAGTTTTCTGAAAGGGTATCATCTAGGTGATCGATTGCGTAGACCACGCTGGCTGGATTGGCTATGACATTTTCATAGTAAAAGATCTTATCTGCGTAGATAGTCTTTTTCACACTACTATGCAAGCTTGTTTCCATTCTCCCACTGCTCTCTTTGTTTTGCTTGCTCTGCCCGAACTCTAGCAAACTCGTCTTCCCATTCTTGTCGCCTTTCATCAGAATACTCTGCGTCAGCGAAGTCCCAGAAGGACACCATGGTGTACCTTTGCCCACTAGTTATTTCCTTTACGCCATGAATATTTTCTATGCCACCTGGGAATACATAGTATGAGCACGAACTAGGCTTAATCTCTATGTTGTGATCTGGAAAGTATAGCTCGCCACCGCCATAATTATCATTTAGGTAAAGTATTCCAACATATTTATTTATTTCAAATGCGTTCGGAGTTCCATGAGTATCGGAATTGTCTGAGTGTGGGTTGGCAAATCCACCAACGTCCCACTTCTGTGCATGTGAGGTATTTGGTCTAACATCTCTGTCGAAGATAGCCTCTACGTGCTTCTTAAAGGATTCTCGGAGTTCCTCGAAGAACATTCCTGAAAGACCGTGGTTCGCTAGAAGTGGGTCATTTGGAAGCAGTCCCATGCCAGATGATCCGTAAAAAGCTATATTGCCCCAATCAGATGATTTTGCATCGAAGTATGCGATCATGCTTTTTGCAATTTCTGGTGAAATGAAGTTAGGCACCTCTACAATTCGGTTGTCAGTGATACCTAGGTTACTGTCAACTACTGGTGTGTCCTTGTAATATATAAAGGATGACTTATCTACAGGCTTTACAAACATTGCAATCTACTATGCCTCTAGGTGTTTGGTGATTGTCCAAAAGAATGGGCATGTATATCTAATGCCAGACTCTAGGACAGTTACTCCGTGTACGTAGTTCATATCTCCTGGGAAGAAGTATACGGCACCCTTCTTTGGCTTAAACTGCATTCCTTGATTTGGAAAGTACAGCTCTCCGCCTTCGTAGTCATCATTCAAATAAATAATAGTTGCTATGTCATACCAGGGGAATCCGTTTGGCTTACCAGCGTCGTCGCCAACATGAAGCTCCTTATCTGCGTGTGGCATCTGGAGCTGACCAGGAAGCCATCTGACTAGAGCTGGTGACGTTGGGTCTGCCTCTACATTAAAGAATTTTTCAATTTCTGGCTTTAGTCTAAGAACAATCTTTTGAATGAGTTCTACTATCGATGGATCTGCTCTTAGCAAGGTTGGGGTTGTCGCTACTCTATCTTGCCAATATGTTGACTCATAGATTACAGTTCCTTCGTCATTATACTTAGTTTCGGTAAAGTCCCACTGATCGTTACCTCTAATAAACTGGCTTAGAGTTTCTACTTCGTCATCGGTCAAAAAAGGCTCAATGCCACCAATCATCTCTGGTCCTTGACCAAAGAATCCTGATGGCGTAATTGAGACTGGGTGTCTGTGTTCTGTCATATATTAATTATACACTATTCATACTTACGACGTTCCCAGACATCCCTCTGATATACCCCACCGTCTGGAATGCGGTACTTCTCAGCGTTCTTCATATTCTTTTCTCTGATAACTTCTGACTCAGTAATATACTGATATTCAGATGTCCAGCTTTCTCTCTTAAATGGCATAATCTGTGCATAGGCTGTGCCTGCTGGAATTACACCAGTCCATCCTGCCTGTAGGAAGAATGGCATAGTTCCTGGTAGGTTTACCTTGTCATTGTCAACAATGCCTGCGGTTGTTAGGAATGGAAGCTCGAACCTATTTAGTGGCTGAGTGTAGATTGCGCTATACCCCTCTGGAAGCTCAACAGCCCAGTCTGACCACCAAGCAAAGTGAACTGGGTTGTACCCATAGGGAACTGGAAACTGTGGCATTTCTGCACGTGGCATCACAAAGTGCGAATACTTTGGATCATCGATCTTAACCGACAGTTGACCGTTCTCACCAACATAGAATTCAATATCGCATGGGGTCTTGTACACATATCCGCTGCCCATGATATCGTAAATTGCTGGACAAGCCTTCCAGGTCGGGATCTTTCCGCCGTCTGGTCCTACCCAATGCTCTCCATCTGGTCTCATCGCAAAACGATCTGCGTTTCTATACCAGTCTGGAATAGTCTTTAATACTGGTCCTGGCTTTGATGGACTATCTTCGTTTAACCATGACTTATTAGATACAAACTTAATTGATTGCATTACTTTTCCTCTGTAGTCTTTAGAATAATCTTCTTTGCTTCGTGCTTGCCAACAGTTTCTCCTAGGTGATCCTTAGCATCTCTATAGAAGTGTGTCCAATCTCCACGAGAGTTCTTTTCCTGAGCTGCTTCGCCACGAGCTTGCATATACTCGTTTCTTTCTGGAGTATATAGTTCGTTAGCTGGCTTAATCACCATTTCGAATGACTGTACGTCTGTCAGGGATATTGGCAGGATTGCTGCTATTGGAGTACCAGCTGGAATCACGATCTCTTCGTTAGCCTTGGTAACCATCCATGCTACAGCAAGCTCTCCTGGTAGAACAGAAGTGCTTACAAGAGTTGTAATGCACTGCGTTCCATCAATAAACTGATTTGGAACTGGCATGGTCAGGATGGTTATATTTTCATCTGCCTTAAAGGTAAATCCTGTATTAAAGCTAATAGTTCTATTTCCACGGTATGAGTGAACATAGCTGCCACCACTAAGAATCTTTATGTGATCTGCCCTAGAATCATTGATACCGTCCCAGATAAAGCGAATATCCTCTTTAAAAGATATTCCCCAACCTAGTCGGTTAGCAAGAGATATTGGAAAGCAGTGATAGGCGTGTCTATCAAACGTAAAGTCCATCCAGTCACGCTTCAGAGGCAGCTGGTCCAGCACACCTATTGTTCCTGGATCTTGATATGCAGTTATCTGTGGCATTAGTCACCAGTCTCTTGGTAGAAACCTTCTCTGTGATACTTTGCTGAGTAGTCAAGCATAGTAACGATTGAGTACTTGGTTCCTGAGTGTACTGGCATTGCTCTGTGTGGATACATAAAGTTAGATGGGAAGAGATACAGATCTCCTGCCTTTGGCTTAATATTCAGATTCTGCAACCTAAAGAAAAGCTCTCCGCCTTCATAGTCATCATTTGGGTATGACACTGCAGAAAGAATGCAGTTATATGAATAGCCATTGTCGTGATGCTCTTGGAAGTGCTGACCTGGACCATACTTGATAAAATTCATAGCTTCCCAGTAGCGCAGCTCTCCAATATTGTAAGACTTGCAGTAGTGCTTTACAGCCTGTAGCTGTCTAAAGTATACGTCATCCCAAACCTGCTGTAGTTTTAGAGATGCTTCTGACTGGTCTCCAGAGATATCCGTCTTCTTGAACTTAAAGTCTTGGCAGTCACGGTACTCTGGCATTCTCATACCATAACCGACCTTTGCTTCACTGTAGGCATAGTTATTTGATGGATCGTCAAGGACTTCTTCTAGCCTCTGAATGATCTCCATGTCTTTTGGCAGAACGTCTCTATAAACTACGATACCGCTGCCGAAGTCCTCTACGGATGACCATGTCTGCTCTTCAATTTCATAGTACTTCTGTATTCTGTCGTGAATATTTTCCATTTTACTATTCCTTAATATGATAGTTCGTTGTCTGATTCTCGGTAGTTGTAGTTTCGCAAGTTGCCCCTTGAGTTATAGTCTGTCATAACTACGATTGCATACTTGGTACCTGAGATCATATCTTGTGATGCGTGTTCATAAACGTATGTTGATGGGAACACAACAACATCGCCAGCCTGTGGCTTGATGGTTAGGTCGAATCGTGGGAAGTAAATCTCTCCACCTTCGTAGTCGTCATTAATGTATGCCACTACAGATACGGTAGTAACATAGGCTGGTCCATGGTCAGCGTGGATCTTGAAGTGTGTTCCTGGTCCATCGTACTTTACAAAGTTAAATGCCTCGAAATACTGGATACCAACACCCCAAGATGTTGAGTAGTGATTTGTGCAGTTCTTGATCTTCTGAAAGGCATTCTCATGCATTTCATACAGTGCAGAGTTCTGCTCATTGACTGGTCCTAGGGATCCTCTACGAATCTTAAAGTCTAGGCAGTTTCTAGCTGAGGACACAACCTGATCGGATTCAGTAACCATGGCACCAGACCACGAATACTGGGTCTGACCATTTAAGGTATTCTCTAGAACAGCAATATAGCTGTCACCATCTTCTTTTGAAATAGCATTACGGTAGATATTAATACCTAATGCAGGATTGATGACAGTAATGCCATTCCCAATTTCTCGATCTGGCTTTCTGTTCTTGTCTGTTTCGCTTCTATCTAATTCAAACCAATTTGTCATGCATCAATTATAACATAACCGATTAGCATGGGCAACCCTTGGTGCATTCTGGGCAGAAGAATGGACCAAAGCTTGGGAAGAATGGTGGGAAGTAAGGTGGGAAGTAAGGAAAGTATGGTGGGAAGAATGGGAAGTATGGAGGAAAGAACGGTCCAAAGCTTGGGAAGAATGGGAAGAATGGTGGGAAAAATGGTGCCTGCGTCGTGACGCTGTTAGAGTTTGCAGAGTATACACCATTACCATTAGCGTTTTCTGCACGTACTTGATAGGTCTGAGCAGTGTTAGCCTCTTGAGTAACAACTACTGATGTAGAGGTAGTTGTGCCAGTCTTTCCGTCAGACGATGTCCAGCGATAGGTGCTAATTGCCTTACCGCCATTGTTTGGGATATTCCAAGAAACAGTGTCCTGGTTTACACCTGCGGTAGCAGTTGGCGCACCAATTGTTGCTGGGACAGTCGTGGCAGTTACCGATGATGAAGCTGACGAAGCTGAAGATGTTCCATAAGCATTTGTGGCAGTAACAGTAAATGTATAGCCTGTATTGCTAGATAAACCAGTCACTACAATTGGAGAAGATGATCCAGTTGCTGTGTGGTTTCCAGATGAAGTTACGGTATATGAGGTAGCTGCAGGTGATCCAGATGGCAATGAGAATGATACAGATACGGCACCGTCATTGTAGGCACGGTTAGTTCCAACATCAGTACCAGAAACGCTAATAGGCGTTAGTGGTGGAATGAAGTCATTTTGTGCTAGTGACTTTTTGCCTGCTCTTTTATTCTGTGCCATCTTCTATACCTTCCTATGCCGTTAGGTCTCCATAGACAACCCAAGTGTTTGCAGCTCTCTTGAATAGAGTTGCAGATGACCACTGGGTTCTAAGCTTTAGTCCTGGAGTAGAGTTTACTGTAACTCCACCTGCCCCTGCAATGGTCACTTGACCAGTGCTAGTTTGAAGAATATCGATAGATGTTCCTACTGGGAAGCTCAGAGTTCCATCTGCTGGAATGGTAATAGTTGTACTTGAGCCTGAACTAACCTCGATTAGGGAGTCTCTTTCGGTCAGGGATGATAGGGTGTACGACGCTGTCTTCTGTACAATTGGTGTGATTGACGGAACACCCTGCTTGGACTGAGTTCCGTCTGTAAAATCTACAGAACCTGTAGAGATTGACTCTACTGCTATGGGGGCTAGCGCAAATGACGCATGTGATGTATCAATGAATACGGATTCGTCTGGCTCTGGCACGTAGCCATCGAAGATCTTGAATACGCCGTCGGTAGCATCTCTGAAGAATCCAGTGTGTGCATAAGAGCCGTCGTAGCGTCCTGCTGCCCAGCCTAGGTCTGGATTTGAGTGAACCTTTCCTCTAGCAGAACCACCGCTAACATATGTGTCCGTATTGCTGCTGAGAATTGTAAATGTGGTAGCTGTAACAGACTGAATCTCTACACCACCTGCATTTACGTTAAATGAAGTTGGGGTAACTCCAGTGACTGTGACGAAGTCTCCTGCAGAGTATCCGTGATCGTCTGAAGTTGTATAGGTAACCGAGGTTCCGTTTCCAGTCGCTGCAGTAATGGTAGACAGACCTGCCTGATTTAGGTAAATCATGTTGTCTTTTATAGTTAGGTCACTAGCACTGACAGTTGTTGTGGTGCCCTGAACGTACAAGTTTCCAGTTATAGTTACGTTACCTGCTTCGACATCCCCAGTAAATGTTGCTCCCGATAGATTAGCCTTAAGGTCTAGAGCGGTCTGAGTTGCATCTGAGATTGGCTTGTTTGCATCTGAGGTGTTCTCTACGTTACCTAGACCAACCATATCCTTTGTAATACCAGCAACTGTGCCAGTAAAGGTTGGGCTATTGATTGGTGCCTTTGCATTTAGCTGAGTTTGGATAGCAGAAGTTACTCCATCAAGATAGCCGATTTCTGTTCCAGTAACATCTCCGATGTTTGTAGTTGCAGGAAGGTCAGCAACGCCTGTAAATACTGGGTCATTGATAGGTGCGTAGGTGCTAGCTGCGACAGTAGACGCAAGCTTTGCATCAATCTGAGTCTGGATGCTTCCAGTAACACCATTTAGGGTTAGGATCTCAGCAGCTGAGACATCTCCAATATTTGTAGTTGTTGGCAGAACTACGTTACCAGAGAATGTTGGGCTAGCTACGTCTGCCTTAGATGTCTCGTGAGTGGTAACTGTGTTATATGCGTAAGTGGCATCTGACTCAATATTATTAAGTTGGTCCTGAATGCTGGATGTGACACCATTCAGGTAGCCGATCTCTGTACCAGTTACGTCACCTATTGACGTTGTTGCTGGCAAGACAACAGTTCCAGAAAACTCTGTGTCTTCCAGGATGTCTGCAGATAGATCTGATATAGCAGTTGACAATGCCTCTGCTGTGATCAGCTGAGATAGCTCTGACCAGTTCTGGTCACCCATACCGATCTTTACTTGGTCATTGGTTGAATTGTAAGCTACAGTACCTACTGGAATGTCTGTAGTGTATGCTGTCCACTCTGAGTCTGTCTTTGACAATACCCCAGCTTTTGCAGCTAGGGAGTTCGTTACGGTTGTTGCAAAGTTTGCGTCGTCGCCTAGAGCAGCAGCTAATTCATTTAGGGTATCTAGTGCTCCAGGAGCACCTGCTACAATGGCATCTAGGTTAGTAAAGTATGGCAGGGTAGACCAAGCACTTGAACCATCACCAATCTTAAATTTGCTGGTATCTGTTTCAAAACCAATCTCTCCAGCTGCAAGCACTGGGTTAGCAGTAGTCCACTGAGAGGCTGTACCTCTGCGTTGCTGCATTCTAGTTGCCATAGTTTAAATTCTCCTAATGGGGTTTACCCATATTTATATATCTTATTATAACATAAATATTAAACTGAACCAGCATCGAGGGAGTATTCGAACTCTTCGCTATACGCTCCGCCACCATCGATGGTGCTCTCGAACGAAGCTTGGCTTGGGGTTCCTCCGTCTGGATAAGATGATATCTGTCCAACTACGAACCAGACACCACCATAATAAACTTTTAGCTGTTCGCTATCCATGTCTAGCCATATAAAACCATTTGATGGATTTTGTGGCACAGAATAATCTGCATATGCTTCACGACCTGCTAGGGCATCTACATATGACTTTGTTGTTGCATGCGAAGAAGACGTAGGAGTGCCAACAACGACTGGTCCACCAAATGAACCACCCTCTGCGACTTGGATTCCATTTTTTACTTTGAAATCTTTGCTTGTTGTTGACACTTCCTACCTTCTTACGTTATCTACTATACCAGAAGTGTTCCCACTACGGTTACAGTTGTTGATGCGTTTAGAGTTGTTACACGAACACGAACATCAGTACCAGAAACATCTGCGGTAACAGTTGCTAGCTCAGCATCAGTGTAAACAATTCCAAATTCGGTGATTGCTACATTGTCTGAAGAATCTAGGGTAACCATGATCTCAGATACCTGTGAGTTTGTTGCGGTTGCTGCCTTTACTACCAACTTTGCAGACTTGTAGTCTGCCTTTGCCCAGGTGATGCCAGAGACGGTAGAAGCGGTAGATACAGACTGGGTGTTTGCAACAGTCTTTGATACGTTGTTAACAATAACTGCATTTGGATAGATGTCAGCTGCTGATACCGCATCAATTGCACGTTCGTCAGTGAAGTATAGGTTTGTACCCTCTTCAATGTCGGATGTTGTAAGTGCGTTGATTGCTGTATCGATAGCACCAGCTGGCTCGTAGTTTGAGGCTAGTGTATCTGCATAGTCCTTAGCATTTTGCTCTGCAGTGTTTGCGTATGTCTGGGCAGTTCCATCTGCAGTTACAATTGCGTCATTGTATGCATCTGATGCTACGGAGTCTGCGTACTGCTTTGTTGCTGCTGCTAGAGCCTGTGTTGGGTCTGCTGCAAGAACAAGCTCTCCAGTCATGGTGTCGCCAGACTTAGCTACCTTTTCTCCGATAGAAGTAGCAATTGTTGATGCGAATGATGCGTCATCGTTAATTGCTGCTGCCAGCTCATTTAGGGTGTCTAGCAGTCCTGGAGCACCGTCAACTAGGTTTGCTACTGCTGTATCTGTGTAAGAGTTAGCGTTAGACTCTGCGGTAGATGCTGCACCTGCTGGGTCGTAGTTTGTTGCTAGAGAATCTGCGTAAGCCTTTGCATTGTTTTCAGCTGTGGTAGCTGAGCCTGCTGCATCGTAGTTTACTGCAAGTCCATCAGCGTATGTCTTTGCGTTGTTCTCTGCGGTTAGAGCAACTCCATCTGCGTAGCCTTCTGCTGCTGCCTGAGCTGTTGATGCTGCTCCAGCTGCATCGTATGCAGATGCGGTAGCGTCTAGTGCTCTCTGGTTAGTGAAGTAAAGGTTTGTTGCACCCTCAGATAGGTCATCAGTTGTCTTGCCTGTCCACTGGTCAGCTACAGAGAAAGCGATTTCGCCATCTGTGTCATCGTAGGTAACTGTAATTCCAGACTGAGTTCCATTGGTAATTGCAGTGCCAATAGCATCCTGAGCACGTTCGTTGGTAAAGTATAGATTACTTGTACCCTCTTCGATGTCGTCTGTTGTTAGGGCATCAATCGCTGTGGATACTGCGGTGTTGATGTCGCCACCGACTGCGTCGATTGCTCTCTGGTTTGTGAAGTACAGATTAGTACTGCCTTCTTGTAGGTCGTCTGTAGAACTTCCTGTGGTAATGATGTCTTCGCCATTAACGGTAGCATTTGCTCCCTCAACAACAAGACCTGCTTTAATTCTAAAGTCTTTGTTTACTGTTGCCATTTTATCTCCTTAGTTTATGCCTTAAGTCCCATACGAGCGAATCGAACGGTAACTGGCTTTATTGCTCCAGGAGTTACAATAAGTGATACTGTATCTCCTGATCTAGAGACGCTAATGGTTCCCATATTCCCATCGTTGTCCATTGTTCCGTACTCTGTGACGTTAATGTCTGTACCGTCAAAAAGTATAGAAATCTCTGTGGCGTAGAACTGGCTTGTGGATGCTTTGGAAATTGTAACCATGTACTTGACAAAACGCCAGGTAGTGCAGTCATAAGAGTCTACTGTAGTTTGATTTTCAATTCCACTAACAGAACTCTCATTATTTCCAGCAGAACCCAAGTCTGTAGCCTGCTGCACAAGGGTATCAATAAGGTCTAGATAGTCTGCCTGGGTAGGTCTATCTCCAGATTCAAACTTAGATTTTACTTGTGCAAGGGTTGTTCGTGCCATAACAACTATTATATCAGTTATCTTAAAGAATATAGTTATTAATACCGATGACGGCGATGCCGATAGGTGCTGGGTTGTTAGAACCGAATGCAGACATTCTTCCCTGAAAAAACTTAACCCTAAATGGGAGGTCTGCTGTAATTTTTGCTTTTGATGAAGTAGAAGATATCTTTACGGTTTTTGGATATGATACCTGAGATACCTTCTTTGTGATTGGGTAGTTTGTTGCCAACATAGTAGCCTTTGCCACTAGTCAGTCACATCCTCGATGACATTCATCTTGCCTTGAGCAACTGTCCATACATATCCAACAGTAGATAGCTGGATGTCGAATACGTCATCTGTTTCTAGTTCTTCTGACTCAGACGATGTTAGCGATACCGTGAATTCTCCAGGACCGTCAGAGTCTAGCTGCTCTGGTAGCAAAGAAACAACGAGAGTGCTTCCACGTTTTACGTCAGCCTTGATGGTCCAGTCTTCGACATTTATTGGTTGCTTAGCATCGTCTGTTACGAATACTCTGAACGAAGCTGTGTCTCCACGAACGATAGTCCAAATTAGCTGTGGAGGAATACTTCCAATTGTCTGAGTAGTTGATCTTGCCATAACTATATTATATCACTATTAAGCTAATCCAGCTTTTAGTGCCCCCCAGGTTCCATTTCCCTTTGCGTCGATTATGATAGATCCGTGTTCAGCTGCATGAGCGACGACTCCGACTGCAGCACCAGATGATGGCTGGGTAGTGGTTAGACCACCAGTAGACCCAACAAATAGGATGTCTCCAGCAGAGAATCCAGAAGTATTAATGTCTTCCACTACGCCAGCGACAACAACAATTCCAGTTGCATCATCTGCAATAGCCTGCTTTGACAGACCCAAGATTGGGCTAGTTGTAGAAGACGTAGCCTTGGCTACAGTAGTGTGGTTTGACGAGTACCCAGTAATATAGACTGGGTCTCCAGCAGCGATTGATGAACCGCTATTGTTTAGCGCAACAATCTGTGAGTAAGATGCTGAAGGCAAGACAGCCTCTAGTCTATCGACTAGCTGCTTAATGTCCGTGTGCACCTTTACTTCGTCTCCTGGTTGCGGAAACGGTAGTTCGTAAGATAGAGATTCTCCTGTAGCCATATATTAAATTATAGCATGACAAATCAGGGAAACGATGGTATAATTTATAGAACACTCTCTCAAGGAGTGTTTTTCCGTTAAGGAGGAAATGATGGAACAGAGTGACAACAAAGTGACAATCGTGACAATCCAAGACAGCTTATTTTTGCTATCGCTGTAAAAATAATGTCGCCAGAAGCCAGTGACAGTGGCTAGTAACTTCATGAAAAATAAGGAGGTAGCATGTATAAGAAATTTGCTGCAATCGGTCTTTCGACCATTTTTATTACTGGCTGTGTTACGCCAGCGGAATCCAATGTTCTGAAAGTAACAGCACAAGCGGTTAACTATGAAAACCCAACCCCCATCCTACAAAAGGTAGCGTCTGATAGAGCAATCAGTATCAAGAATATGAGAATTCAGAATAATAAGTCTGAAGTATCTGGTGCAATTAAAAAGCTAAAGTCTCATGTTGGTAAAACTTGGTACGTATTCTCTGGATCTACCCCATCTGGGTGGGACTGCTCTGGACTTACAATGTGGTTCTATGAGCAAATGGGGATTAACCTGGAGCACCGTGCATCCAAGCAAGAACATGCTGGAGAATACACCAAAGACCCACTTCCTGGTGACCTGGTTGTATTTAAATATTCTGGTAACGAATCTGCATACCATGTTGGAATATACATTGGAAATGGCAAAATGATCCATGCCCCTAAAAAGGGTCACGTCACTAGAACAGAGTCTATTAAGACTTTTGGTGGAAACTACTCAGATATTCTTTACGTAAGAATGCTGGAGCTGTCTTAGGATTTCTTAATTAGAAATATCTGAGCTGTAACTCTAAGCTTATCTGAAGTAACTGGCGTGGTTCCATGCTCTAGACCAAAGGCATTTACAATTCCTAGGTTAAAGTGTGGGACCACGCAAACCCAATCAACATCGTCCTTATTCTTCCAGGTAAAGAAACCCCCATCATTGTACTCCCAAGTTTCGTTTAGGTAGACAGTTACTGCCTTACTATACTTTGCGTCGCTGTGATATGGAATGTATGCTCCTGGCATCCAGACATAAAGCATTGCACTTCTTGACTCAGTCAGAAGCTGGTCGGTCTCGGTGTTCAGGATTCCCCTAGAAATTAGGGTCTGTTGAATTTCTTCTAGAAATTGTTCTGGAATAGACATACAGAATACTGTAGAGTCTTTACCTATGATGCTATCTGACCACGCTTGATTGGTCCAGGTACGAATTGGTTCGTGATACCTTCCACCAATAACGTCTGCTGCCAGAGTATTGAGCTGGTTTGCAAGACCTTCTCTAAAAACATTTTCATACTTAATCATTTTATCCAACCTACTATCGCATATCTAGTTCCAGAAACCACTGGATGTACTGAATGGTTATAGGCATATCCAGATGGAAACATTATTAAGTCATTTGCCTTTGGTTTATATTTTATATTAAACCTGGGAAACTCTATTTCTCCACCATCGTAATTATCATTCATATAGTAAACCATAGATATTCTTCGGTGATACTTTGGATGATCATCTATGTGATTTACAAACTTTTGACCTGCACCATACTTTAAAATACTATACTCTTCGAAGTCTGAGTACAGTATGCCGTAATTAGCCATATAATCGTCTATGGAGCGTTTTAAGGTATTGCTTATGATATCTCGCATACTTCTGTAGAAAACGTCTCTAGGAGTCTCTGAGGTGCCATTGCTTAGATTTGAAGGAACAACTATTGTATCAGTGTCTCTAGCATCTTTATTTTTACCCTCTGACACTGTAGCCTCTGACCAAGAGATTGCTCCATACTTAACAGCATCTTCAATCATTTCTGGCAAGTCAGCGTAATCTGAACGTACCCCAGAGAATACCATAATCCCTGGAGCCAGCTCTGTTCTTTGAAACCCTACCATTTGCCTAGAGGACACTCTGCTTTCTCAAGCTGGGTCTTTAGCCCCATGAAGCATCCACATTTTTTACATTGAGATGTGAGTTTTACTAGCTCTGGGCATGACTTACAAATATCCATTCTTTTAGAAGATATCTCTAATGACACCTTCTTTTCCGCTGGATTTATCATATCCCATGGTCTAGTGTCGCCAAGGTTCTTCTTCCACTCTTGCCATGGATTTAGCTTTTCTTCAGACATTGACTACTCCGAAGGTGCTATAAAACTGGTTCCATCAAAGGTCCAGCCAAATCTAACTCCGTCAACGCCAGTTGCGTCTACAATAGATGGACCAGAGCTTAATCCTGCAACAAGCCTTTCGTAGTTTGGAGCGTTCTGTGGGATATATAGCGTTCCAAAGACATCTCCGTCTACTATAAAGGCATAAGTTTTATCTAAGTTATCTGACATAAACTAATTATACCATATCGCTAGCATAGCCATCCTGATCCAGTACAGAAGCACTCGCCTGGGTATGGCTCAGGCTGCCCCAAGCATGTTGCTGGAGCTGGCGTAAACGTTGGTGGCGTAAACGTTGGTGGTGCAGGAGCAAAAGTAGGTGGTGTAAAAGTTGGTGGGGCTGGAGGACATGTGTAGATTCCGCTAGATGGTGCAGGGTATCCGCTTGTAGAACATGCTACACCAGCAACGCCATTTGTACAGTATGACTCATTGCTTGTTGCAGTATATGTAAACGTTTCTCCAGTGTTTTCCATGTATCGGCAATACCAAGTTGTAGTAGGAGTTGGAGTAAAGTCTGGACCAAAGGTAGGCGGAACTGGTACATAGGCGTAAGTGACAATATCAACTGTAGTTTCTTGGTCTACGACGGTTCCAGCAGATATGCTCTGAGTTGCAACGGTATTGTTATTCTCTGAGGTAGCTCCAGAAGATGTTGTAGTTACAGAACCAACAGTTAGACCAACGGCAGTAATGGCAGATTGAGCTTGGCTACTGCCAAGACCAGTCAATAGTGGAACTACTGAACTGCCCTTAGAAGCTGCATAAAAACCAAGTACGCCTAGCATGCTTCCTACGCCTTCAGATCACCGAGAAGCAACCACTCGTTATTAGCAATCTTTGTTAGCATAGCTCCGCTGTATGTAGCACCGATCTTGACATAGTTGTTCTTAGATCTTAGGGTTACGCCAACAGCAGCTGTGAACTCAACCTCGCCAGTATTTGCTCTTACAACTTCAATTCTAGAACCTATAGGAAGCTCATTCTCATTATTGGTATCGGCAGCAATGGTTACTGTGATATTTGAAGTAGTATTAATAAGAACTGTCTTTCCAATATCTAACTTTGACAACGTAAAGCTTGAAGTTGAGTTAGCGAATACGGCAGCATTCATAGCTCTCCATCCACCATTTACATAAACCTGTAGCTGATTGATTGGTTCGTTAATACTTGACTGTCTTACGTAGCATAAAGTACCTTCTGCTGGGCTAGGAATAGCGGCATCTCTAGCAGTAGTTGTTTGAAAATTATTAAATCCGTCAGTTATGATAACTGTGTCATTAAAGGTTGCTGATGTAACAAAGTTTGTCCCACCGTTACCAGAAAATTCATGATTGCCAGTCCACTCATAGTCAGCTGCGGTGCTAGCGTTACCTGCTATTGGATACCAGGTGTCTGAGTTCTCGTCATAGACGTAACCAATCTTACCAGTTGTAGAAATTGTAGTCATTATGCACCAATCTCCTTCCACTCTTCATCTGTTGCGTCATAAACATACATAGTTAGTGGGGATGAGTTCTTATCTACCCAAAGAAGTCCGTCAACTAGTCCAGTTGTTGGTGCGTCATTTTGATATGCAGCGACAGTTCCAATAATTGCACTGACAGAGCTGTTTGAGTCTACCCAGATTGCTCCATCTACTGGGTTTGATGGTGCTTCATCTTGGTATTCGCTTAGAGATTCTACGCCATCTAGTCTAATGTCCAGTGCCTTTAGGTGACCTGCAACTGAGTTTGCAATAATACCGCCAGAGCCACCGATCTGATCTTCGGTTGGTACGGTTGTGCTTCCATAGTGGTAAAGCTTCAGGGCAGCCTGAATGTCAGCTGCTTCCGTGTAGTCAGGAATCTGCGTTGTGTAGATGTTTCCAATAGAACTAGACAATTAATATCACCAATGAAATTATACCACAGTAATCGACAGATGACAGATAGTTTCTCCAGTCATTGCAGACCATGTCGAGCCATCTAGAGATGCTGCATATATGGTTAGTGGTAGGGAAAGTGTGTTGTTAGTTTTTGAGACTGATCCAATTGAAACTGATGCAGCTACTGGCTCTCCCACGTTGATCAACTCAAGCTGAATATTGAAGTCTTCTGCAGTCGGGGTAGACGGAAGGCTTGGCAAATAAATGCTTGCATCTGCTACAGACACAGTCGTAGTTGCAACACCATCGGTAAAGGTAATTTCCTTATTCTGAGCAAAAACATTTGGGATTAGCTTTAGCAGTGGTTCCCAGGTATTTGAGGATGGACCTGCAATTAGCTGATACATATATAGATACTCTGCATCGGCTGTGTTGATGTTAATAAAGACATCTCCGACTGCTGGATCTTCCAAGAACTCATAATCGTTTGGATTCTGATCTCCAGTTAGGATTACGCTTCCACGGTCACCCTTTGGACCAAAGTCTACATCTAGATTAATTGAGGCAGGTCCGCCAATAACAGTTACGTCATCATTGGATAGAATAACTTCTGTCATTATACCGCTCCAACAACGTCAGCGGTTACCTCGATATTTCCAGTAAGAAGTGTGTAGATTGTGTTGTCGCTAGATCTGGTTACCTGAACGTCATACACGTATGTGGTTCCTGCGGTAAGGTCTCGACCAATAGCTGCAGGAATCTTACAAAGAACAGCACCATTTGAAATAGATGCGGTGCATTCGTACTGTGTAGCACCTGCACCTCTTGCTGTAGCAATCTTAAAGGCTACGGAAAAGTTGGTTAGAGAGAATGCAGATCCATCTGAATTCTTCGGGTAGATGTTGAACTCGTAGGTGTCACCCTCGTAGTAGCTAATGTTGTAAGTTGCTGGAAATGCCATAGGATTATTATACACTAAAAAGATTAAATTAATTAGTAATTACAAAGCTGCCAGAGATGTGAAAGTTATCTGCTGTGCTCAAGTTGACAGGGACGCTGCTTGTAAAAGGGTTTTGCTTTCCATTTGAAGTAGTTGTTAGCAATGTCAGCAGGTCTGATCCTGCCTGGACGTGACCAAAAATAGCATACTCGTCACCAGTTGAAGCATCGTGCAGACAGCCGTTAGCAAAAAGGTAGTTGTGCTTTGATAGGAATGGAAGCTTAACGTAGTATTGACCAGACCCAAAGCTAGTAATATTGTCCATATCAACGTCTATGGTGAAATGGCATACGTTTGAAATGAGATCCCATTCTCCAGAAAACATTGGTGTTCCATTAAAGGTTGGCTGACTGCCGTTAGTTGTGCCACCCTCGATAATCCAGGTTCCTGCTGCAGAGCTTCCAGATAGCGAGATCGCTGGATGAGTAAACCTAGACATTAGCTTCCAGCCTCTAGGCTAGTATTTAGAACTGCTGCTGGGGCTTGATCTGCACTTGCTATTGCATACAGTGCATTTTTGCCAGGTAGCTCCCAAGAAATTGCATGTCCAGGAGCAATCCTATAGCCGTAATTTTCTGATGTAACCCCAGATGCACCAATGTAAATATATTGATCATCACTTACGTTTTGAATGGTAATGTCTATTCCAGAGTGAATACCATTTGGGGTAATCCTAGTAGCTTCAGAGTCGCTTAGTAGGTATAGGTTGTGAGAGGTTGCCATGTATTAATTATACCAAGCTATTTATTAATAATAAATGTCTTGCCAGCTACCTTAATGACAGGTGGCTTGTTTTCTTTGTTTGTAGAAATCTTAATTGAGGATGCCATTACAGACCTCCAGTCACATCACCAATGACAGCTATGGTTCCAATAATTGGTGTCCAGATTTCATCATCAATAGTTATTTCTAGGTCAAAAGCTAGTTCTGCAACAATAGATCCTGCTCCAGTACCCCAGTTACTAGTAATATCAGATGATGCTACGATATCTACATATCCATCATAAGATATAACTTCTAGTTCATCAAGAACATCTCCTCTACTGTCATAAGCAGAAGATGCAAATACCCAATCAGTGGTATCAAAGTAAGTTACTTCATCATTTTCAAAGAACTCAACACGTAGTTTTGAGGTATCTCCTCTAACGATATTCCACTTCAGAGAGATAGGCTTATTTCCAAATTCTTGGATAAGATTGCATTGAGTCATAGTACTTAAATTATATCACCAAAAATAAAAAACTAGTGCTCAGGGCGGTGGGTATGAGAGACAACCCTGAACACTAGTAATTATTAGTATATCATAAATAACAGAATGATAACTTGCTTGATTTTGAAGGGGTTGCTAAATCGTTATAAAAATCGTTATAAAACTTTTATCAAAAAAGTACTTGACAAGAACGATTCGTGTGTTAGTATATATAATATTAATTAATAAAAGCTAATAGCTAGTTTATATATCTTATATATTTATATATATTATATATAAGAAATTATCTTTTAGCTAGATAATCTATAAATTTATCGTAGAGGTCATCGATCTTTGCCTCTAACTTATCGCTTTTGTCTTCTAATCTAGTTACCTGGTCCTTGATGCTCTGTCCACTGTTAGGCTTTAGCTCGTGCTTGATCTCTTCAAAGTAGTGTTTGACGAGCCAACGAACGCCCATTGACGCTGATGCAATTATTGTGGATACTCCGACGATTATGCCGATCCAGGATTCTACTGACATATACTTATAATTATATAACAGTTTTATAACTCGGCGGTAAAGTTCTCGGCTGAAAATAGAGGTTTTAACACGGCGACGAAATAGAGAACCCAACCACACTCCTGCACTAAGAGTGCAATATGTGGACATAGTCTCTCTATCCGTGATATACTTTACACATGGGAGACGATGTAAAGTTTTTAGACCTTTTTGATCCAAACCAGCCTAGGTCCGATAAAGAGATTATCGATGCAAGGCTGAGTGTTTGTAATGAATGTCCATGGCTTAACAAGGCATTGCAGAAATGTCGTAAGTGTGGGTGCTTTATGCATTTGAAAACTACTCTCCTGAACGCAAAGTGTCCAATTGGAAAGTGGTAGGTATGAAAAAAGAAGAACTAGCTCCAGGAATCGTCCTGGTACGTGATGTAATCCCAGGGTATGAACAACTAATCCCCTACATTGAAATGTCTGTGCAAATGGGGCAGGTAGACTGGGAAAAAGCAGACGTAAGATCTTATGATGATAACGAACGCTCTACAAACGACAGTGTAAGAGATACACATATCATTGGTATTCCACATAACATGCAATACCAGGATCCAAATTTACCCGAACTCTCATTTGAGGATAGAATGAACTCTATCTTTACGATGTTCTTCTCCCAATATGAGTATGACTATGCTAGAGATTACAAGGCTTTGATGTCAAAACACGAAGCTTACTCTATTTTGCGATATCAGAAGGACCAACACTTTGCTGAGCACGTTGATGATCATCCAGAAAGAATGCGAAGAGTCTCTACCGTATACTACCTCAACGATAATTACTCAGGAGGAGAGTTGGAGTTTCCGAGATTTGGACTAAAGATCAAACCAGAAGCTAACTCTATGCTCCTTTTCCCCTCTAACCACGTATATAATCATATTGTGCATCCTGTATCAGATGGTGTGAGATATGCTGTAGCGAGCTTTGTGGGATAAGGGATCAAGCAAGCTTGACCCAATACCGTCGAAAGTTTAAACCATGCTAATGAGAATTATCAAATTTGTCAAATACTATCTAGAGCCTAGTGATAAATACGTTAGGGCTTTAGCGTATAATGCAGCTAAGGAGCATTTCTCTACACCTGTTAGGACATCAGATAATCCATACCCCCAAGTTTTTGAATATGATCAGAGAAGGGATGCCTTTTTGAACTATCAAAGATCCTTTAATCATTTGCATCGTTGGAACTATGCTAAGGATAAGCTTAAGCAAAAGCTATAAATGTATCAGTGTAATGATACAAATATAGATAATTAGTGCGTACGTGCGTATTTGTTATCGTTTTGTTACATTTCATACCGTGTAAAATCTGAAAAATTTTGTATTTGGCAAAATCTGAATATTTTGTAAAGATGTATGATACATGATCTACAGAAATAATCCCCAATATATAGTGCGACCACATGCCTAGCCTGGTGCCACCTAACTAAATAAAAAACCTTTGCCTACTACGGCGTGTCTACTTGTTAAATGTCCGTGGGGTGTGCTAGATTTATCTTAGTAAAGGAAAGGATATCAGATGTTTGCAGTGTGCGAGTTGTGTGATGTAGTAGTAGAGAAGGTTCTTATTGTAGAGGCTGGTGAGTATGGTTGTGAAATCTGCTGGTCAGAGTATGGTGAGATTCACTAATACCCTCGGCGTGTCGGACTTGACAATTGTCTGACCTACATACTAAACTAATAGCATAAAGAAAGAAAAGGAAAGCAAAATGAATCTAGAAATCATCCTCAAAGACGGAACCACCATCTACCCATCGTATGACCCACAGCACAAGTCAGAAGTTCTAAAGTTCTACAAGTCAATGTATGAAAAGGGTCAAATCACTGGATGGGCTATCATCTAATGGACACTCAAGAACTGGAATACCTAATCGGTCTTATTGACATAATGCTTGTTGATGATGTAAACTTTTCTCAGGAAGGGAAATAATAATGAAGTATGTAATCCGTAGAGCAATCCTTGGTGTAGTATCTATCCCAGTAGTAGCAGGAACTTACATTGCCCTGTATGCGTTTCTTGTATTGGCAGGGGCAGACTCGTGGATGTCTTTTGATGAAGTGTTTGATAATGGTGTAAACATTGCTATTGTTGTAGCAATCATCCTAACCTTCTACCCTCAGTTTTCTAGGCTGGTAGACAAACTGTCCGCATAACCCCTATCGACTTGACAAACCAGTCAAGATCGAGCGCTCCGATTCGTTATCAATTTGTTACCAAAATAGGCTTGACAATGTCCTAGGTATGTGCTTAGATAGAGGTATAGAAAGAAAGGTAACAAATGAACAAGAACCTCCTAGACCTACAAGCCCTAGAAGCAGAACTAGAGGCAACCCTAGCATACTTTGAGCGTGTGGACTACAATGTCAGCAAGAAGCAGATTGATGACGCTATGAAACTAACCAAAGCAGTAAAGGCTCTCGGCTCTACTAAAAACTGGTAGATGTCTTAGGGTAATGCTAATCTAAACTTATAAGAAAGGTAAAAGAAATGATTGTATACGGCGTTGGTGTTCACTATGAGGGTATCTTAGATGTTTTCTCTACCCACGAAAAGGCGGAAGCCTTCATTCTAGAGCAGGGCGGGCATGACTACTACTACATCGAGAACATGGAAGTAAAGTAACGGCGTGTCGTGTTGACAAAACAGCACGACCCAAGCGCCCAGCCACTATATGTAGTAGCTCTGATCGTTTAAGATACTAGATCTAGATCCCCAGATTCGTTATAGTTTTGTTATCAAATAATGCTTGACAATGTCTGTGATGTGTGATAGGTTATAGATAGATAGAAAGGAAACTAAATGATAACACTAACCTTCGAGACTTGGGAAGAGTTCGATAAGGCTATTGCTGGAATCGTCACCCTTGAGACCGCAATCGCTAACGGCGTGTCGCAGGACTAAATGTCCTAGGTGACTGATAAGATAAATAAAAGGCTTCAAAAAGAAAGGACATTCACATGTCACTAGTTACAACAAACAACCAGGGTATCAAGGTTCTAGCAACCAACCCATTCTTCTACACCTACCTAGACGGTAACCAGTATCTCGTCTGCTGTGGTGAATACCAAGATGTTCAGCGTTGCTTCGCTCACGACAACAAGGCAGGCTGTGCCTTCTGTGAGACAGACACCTCCGCTCCTTGTGAGTGTGAGTAAAATGTCTGACCTATCTGCTAAGTTTGTAGTAAATCGAAAGGAATCAAAATGGACAAGTTTCACAATGTAGACGCAGACCTTCGTATCTGTGCTTACTGTATGGACACTACTTACTCGTATGTTTGCCCTAACTGTAATGAGTATGACGGACTAATGCCGTTTACCTCGAATACCGAGGAATACTTGGGCGTAGACTTGCTAGAGTATTTGTAGCAACTGCTAGGGCAACACGCCCGACCCAGGCGCTCCGATCGATCAGCTTTTGTCAAGTTAAGAAGCTTAAAAGTTTTTTCCAGATTATCGGCGTGTCGTAGCTATAATGTCTGACCCCTATGCTAGATTTATAGTAGTTAGAAAGAAGGAATCCAATGACCGTTATGTTTCGTAAGACCACCTGCAATGGATGTGGACACTCTCAGGAAACCAATGTTTCTTACCGTCAGGACAAGAAGATGTGGCAGGCAACTCACACGCTGGCATTCTGCCTAGAGCAAAAGCAACTAGCCATGGCGTTTAGCTAAAATGTCTGACCCCTGTGATAAAGTTTAGATAGTTAGAAAGAAGGATAAGATGAACAAGTTCGACAAGTTAGACCTAGCCCTAAAGTTGCTAAAGTCAGAAATGACAAGCGACCTAGCCTATGCCACAATGGTTGGCTACCTATCGGCTATGGTAGATGACAAGAGAGCAGACGCTGTTCTTGACCTCGTTCAGAAAAAGGTGACCAAGTGAGCATCGCTGAACTAGAGGAACTAATCTTCAAGATTGACTTGATGTTGTCTGACAACCCTGCTAAACTATTCTCAACAGAAGAAAGCGAGTAACAATGATTTTTTACAACGGATTCAACCTATTGGTAGATATCGTCCTTGTTAGCCTAGTGTATCTTTTTGCACACGGCGTTGGATTCCGCCGAGGTATCGAAGAGAACAAACCTCCGTTCTAAACGGTAACACAATATCTAGTGGTGGTAACCAAGCCTGCTACTAGATGTTGTGCCGAGCGCCCCACCCAAACCGATCGATTTACGAAGCTTACGACACTTCCCCCAAATCCCCTAAATGTCTGATGTAGAGTGTATAATAAGACTATGAAGAAAAATAAGAAGCCAATGAGCAAGACTAACAACGCCATTCGTAAGGCACACTCAGCTGAGTTGTTCCGTTCTCTTATGCTATCCCCTCACCTAGTTGAAACCCCTGCTAACCGCAAGGGTAGCCGTCAGAGCAATAAGCGTAAGGCTATTGCCGAATCACTATAATGTCCGACCCTACTGCTAATCTATAAGTATCTAAGAAGGGATACACTATGATTGACTGGACTCTAGTCTATGACAAGATGGAAGACGCTAAGGCTATTGCCTTTGATACCTGCCACAAAATCTACGTCTTGATGGACGACGAACAAGTTGCCAAAATGCGTGAGTATGACTACGACCCTCTATACACCAAAGACGAGATGTCTGCTGGTGAGATGTATGAAACTATCAAGCATTGGTATGCCGAGAGTTGCCCATTGAAGTTTGTTGAGGCTGTTTCAACTGTTGAAGGCGACCCTAACGAGGGCTTTGAAACTTTGATTGGTCAAGGTGAGTCAGAGTCTGATGAGTGTGTTGAGTGTGGAGATGAAGATTGTGAAGGAGAGTGTCTAGATGAAGAACGTTGCGAACGTTGTGGCGATGACGACCTCTATGACGGCGACCTATGTAAAGACTGCTATGAAGATTCGCTAGAAGACGAAGAATAAATGTCTGAGGCATAAAGTAAACTTATCTTATCAACGAAAGGAAAACACCATGGGTTCACTACAAGCAGCAGAGATGGCAGAGCTAATGACTATCGAGGATGGTCTAGCATGGCACTTGCGTTCTAACCACTATCCACCTGTTCCACTAGTAATGATTCAGCCTTGCTTGGAAGCCATTGAGGCTGGTCTTGAGGGTGACTGGGAGAGAGAGATTGCCCTACCGTTCGATGGTGAGAAGGATGGCAAGCCATTCCAGATTACTTGGCGTGGACTATCAACCGCACCTGCCTATGCCATCATCGAAGGACACCACCTTGACTCTTGGGTGACTCTTGACGAAGAGGGGTTGGAGGACTAACCTCCACCCTTCGGGGCGCTCCGACCTCCGAGATCGATTTACGACACGATTAAAAAAGCTCCCGATTATGTTGACAATGTCTGACCCTACTGCTAAACTAAATAAGTAAAGAAAGGCAACCCCTAATGGCTCTTATCAGAAGCAAAGACCGTAAAGTTACTAATGCTGTTTCCCCTAACGGCAAGACCCCTACTATTGCTAACACCTTTGGGCTACCTGCTGGCAAGGCATTCTCTTGCCCTGGTGCTACCTCGGTTTGCGAGAAGATGTGCTACGCTGGCAAACTTGAGAAGGTTTACAAGGGCGTTAGAAACATCCTAGTTAGCAACTATGAGCAACTAATCAATGCAAGTCTCGATGAGATGATTGAGTTGCTTGATGAGATGATTATTGATTTCAAGAAGGATTGCGACAAGCGTAATGCAGAAAAGCTATTCCGCATTCACTGGGACGGTGATTTCTTCAATGAGACTTACACTATGGCTTGGCGTGTTGTTATCTTCAAACACTCTGATGTTCAGTTCTGGGTTTACACTCGTTCAGACTTTGCCATTCCTCACCTAGTTGGGCTAGAGAACCTTGGGCTGTATTTCTCTACAGATTCCGCTAATCGTGCTCTTGGTATCAAACTAAAGAAGCAGTATGGTATCAAACTGGCTTACCTTGCTAACACTTTTGCAGAAGGTAAGGATGATTTCAA